AAATACGCCTATTACACGTTTTTCCCAAAGTGATGAATCCGCACGTTCAATAGAACTATTTGCACCCTCTTTAGCGTGTAAGAAGTAAGGGTATTCAGTAACGATACCTATATGGCTTGTAAAACCGATCATACGAAATAGTACAATATCGCCGCTTTTGGGTTCTGTGTTTACATCTTCCCACCCTTCACGATATTGAGCAATTAGTTCAGAAATACGTTCGCGGTCTTCACCTTCGTAGTCTGATACAAAACTAGGTAGGCTTATATTAAATTCTTCATTATAAACATAACGCGCTAAGCCCCAGCAATCCATGCCGGATAAAGTTCGCCCATTGTCCTTATAAGGTATGCCAACGTATTTATTTTGCCACATTAGAATAGTCCTGGAAAATATTTAGGGGTAAATGAGTATGCTGGAAATGGTTCCACAGCATAATCTATCATAGATAATTCTGCAGTTACTTGATTAGCGTTATAACTTATAGAACTTAAATAAAATTTATCAAAACTTGCTTCAACTGTGTTTGGTGTTGAATTAAGAACTAATTGTATTTTTACTCGTGGAGGTCCACTTATCTGACGAATAATAGGTATTACCTGTTTGGTAACATCATCAAGCACTATTGAACAACGAGGAGCTGCATTTGGCTCCTCAGATGGTAGGCTTATACTCATAGGTAAGAAGTAAAAGTTATTTCCGCCACTTATGATTCCATACTGTATATCAGCAGTAGTAGCTGCATCATCTAATCGTTGTGTATAGCTATCAGCAATACGTAGTAGTACTGTGCTATCATCATTTGGGTCGTATATAGTAAGTAGGGTAACTAAGCTGGTTTGTGCATCCGGGGAGAATAGGGCAGCAATTGCTGCTGGGCTCATTGTACTTAATCGGCTCATGGTAGTATTTCTAGATTAAGTTTTACCATCCAGTAACCAGGAACATGATAGTCTACTGTATACTCATCACCACCACCAGTAGGCACTATTCGTACCTCCTGAGTAGTCTGCAATCGTGGATGTTTAAAGTAAAATCGACTAACGCCTTTTAAACTATTGACCACAAAATCTTCAAAAGTAGCTACTTGAGCCGTAGTCATTAAGAAACTAACTGACAGCTTGTTAGCACTAGCAGCACGTCTGCGTTGCTTTGCTGGGCCTGTGTCAGTTTGAGATCTTACTATATTAACACCACCCTGCTCAGAATACCCCCGTTGGGGTACCTGAGGAAGAGTAGTTGGCCATGTATATAATGCTGCCATTAACGTCTCACTAAGTTAGGTTGTAATTGGAAATTAGATTTTAAACTGCTGTTAACAGGTGAGTTAGCACGGCCTACTTCTTTGGCTACTGCTTCTCCAATTATAACTTCGATTCGGCGATTACCTTTGGAATCAGTAGACTCTTTGGTAGTTGCTTGTTCGCTGCCATAGTTATTAACTACAACACTTGTAGTACCTTGTCCACCTGTACGAACACCAAGGTTGCCATTGCTGTCGCGCTTTAGGGGCATAATAGCTTCTGGACCAGCTTCACCCATCATGCCTGTGCCTTGGGCAAACTTAAACAAGGTTGGCGAATTTACTATGGAATTCGTGAAAGCGCCACCCATTGCGAATTTACTTACTCCGCCGTCAAATGCTCCGCCTTTTGCCATTACAGGCATAGTACCATTTGCTACTGCAAGTGATTCAGCGGAAGGATTAAAAGTATTACCAAGTACATTAAGTATACCAGATAAACCACGAGTACCTTTTAATACAGCACTCATTTGAGCACGTAATTCAAAACGTACTAAATCTACAATCATACCATTAATTAAACCTTTGAAACTAAGTTTACCTGTTTGAGCAAAAGTAACTAGTGCGTCTGCCATATTATTAAAAGAATCTTCTACTATTTTAGAAAAGCCTTTCATTTTATCTGACATAGATTGATCAAGATCCATTGAAGCACGTTTCTTTCCATTTACTCTATCTAATTGCTCTCCTTGAGCAGTATAATATGCTACCGAAGCTGTTTTAGCATCTTCTAGCAGTTTAGGGTCGGCCCCTGGAGTAGCGTTAGCTTGATCTATTTTTAATTGTATATCTGCTAATTTATCTGCTTTTTCTTTTGCTAGTCTTAATGAATCTAATGCATAACTATTCTCCAAACCTTGGCGATCTAGTGAACGTTTTTCTGCTTCTGCTTGTTCATCAGTTATTTTCCATAGAGCATTCTTTTGCATTACTAAGTCTTTTGCCATAGTAATATCTTGCTCTTTAAATTGTAGTGATTGTTGCTCTTGTGTGAATAAAATATCACGAGCATTTTTTTCTTTTAAGTAACTGTCTTGTATCTTAAGTCTAGTTTGCACTTGTTTTTCAAGTACAGTTAATTTAGTATATTCGACTTTTCTAGCATCTTCTGCTGATTTTAAATCTGCTTGAGCTTTTGAAGTATTAGAGGTTTTACCTTTTAAAATTTCTAAATCTTTTTGGTAAATAAACTCTGCTTTTCTACTGTCAACGGCCATTTGATCAAGTTTATTATCTGATAGTTTAATATCATATTCAGTTGTATACCCATTTAATAGCTGAGAAAGGACTTGTAATTCTGCTTGTTTAGTTGCTAGTTTATTTTTTTCTGTAGTATAAGTTGTAGCAGTATATGCTGCAATATCCTCATTGATTTTGCCAACTCGTGCTTTTTCTGTGTTAGCAACTGTTTGAGCTGCATTTTGTGCCTTTTGAGCTTGTGAACCAGCTATATTTGCAGTATATGCGCTTAAACTTAATGCAGCTTTTTTACTTTCATCAGTAGCATCAGGATTATTAATAATTTGACTAACTGTTTTATATGTAGCACCGCTATTTACCATACTTTGCGCAGCTCTAGCAACACCAAGTTGTTTACTAATTTCAGCAGCTTTAGTAACATCTTTTTCTCTGTCTAGTCTATCTTGTAGACCTTGTACTTCAAACTGTATAGTTAATTCTTTAAGAGCAATTGTATTTGCAATTTGTGCATCTATTTGTGATTGCTGTAACCCTATTTCTTTATTAGAAATACTAAGTTCAGCAGCCGCAGCTCCTCTACCTGAGAAACCTGTTGTCATAGCACGTTCAATAGTTAAACCTGCTTTTTCAAACGCCATATTTAAAGATGCAGAGAGTAATTTAGACCCTTCTTTAGCTGCCTCTATTTGGGCTTTTTGAAATATATCTCCATAGTTACCAGCATCTTTTTGTTGTTGACTACTTACCTCTTCTAGATGTTTAATAGCCTCTTTTAATTTTGGTATTTTTACTAAAGCATCCTCAATAGTTCCTGCTCTAAAAGATTCTTTTAATGTTTTTTCAGCATCAGCTAAATCTACTTTATAAGTAGCTAAGTTACTTTCAGTATTTTCTAGTTGTGACGCTAGAGTTTTAATATTTTCAATATCTGTTAGTAGTTGTTTTCCTATTTCTAGCCCAAATAATGCTAACTTACTAGTATCTTTAATTATGTCATTTAATTCTCTGAACTGCTCCAGCGGTTTATCCATTGAAGCTTGCATCTTTTTAGCTACGTCATTCATAGCCATACCCATTTTACCTAAATTATCTGAAGGTATAAAAGAATTAGATAAGTCTAAAGATAATTTTACTGTTTGATCTAAGGATGCTTTTAACTCAGTCATTCTAGAAGCTGAATTAGATAGTTCTGTAGTATATTTTTCAAATACAGTAAGTAATTGTTTAGCTTTAAATTCATCAATACCAATACCTTTTATAATACCACTAGCACTAATATCTATGCCCACTATATTTTTAATATCTTCTTGTAACTGAATTTTTTCTTTTGAGTTAGAAGCTAGTTCAAAAGCATGACTAATTTTACTAGCAATATCTTTTGATAACTCGCTGGTAACATCCATATTAAATATACTTTTGAAACCTTGTTTAAATTTGTCAAATCCTTCGGCTTTTATACTAAATTCTGTGGCTTTTTGTACGCTTGATTTTAATGATTCTGCTAATTCATTATAAGCTGTTGCAACGGCAGCAATACCTTCTGTAGACATTCCTTTATTTTTTGCTAAAGTAGTTAAAGTTCTATCTAAATTATCACTAGCATCTTTATTTCTATTAATACTATCATTAAAACTATCTAGTTCTTTATTTGCTTTTGACAAAGCAGAATCTACCAAACCTATACCAGTAACTACTAAAGTTGCTACTTGTGCCCAAGTACCAAAAGCATTTATAAAAGTACCTACAGCTTCAGTTGCAATATTTAAAGTACCTTTAACAGTAGTCATTCCTTTACCAAAAGGACTTGCGTCTAATTTATTAACTTCTTCTCTCAATTGTTTAAAGGCAGCTGCAGGACCTAATACAGCAGAAGTATCTGCTACTCCTGATAGTAGGGTTCTTTTAGCGGCATCTTTAGTTAGTTTATCTAAATTTCTAGCAAGTTGTTCTTGATGACTATACCAGGCAGAGTCTCTTTTTTCACTGTGAGCTGCTGCTTCATCACCTGCTGCCGTACTTTTATTTTTAAGTTCATTTATTTTATCAAGGTGTGTAGCTAATTTTAAACCTTGTTTTTGATATAATTCATTATCAGAAGCTAATAGTGTATCTGCTTTTGTTTTTAAAGCAGCCATATCGTCTGAAGTTAAATCAAAAGTACTTTTCTTAAGTGTACCTCTTAATTCTGGACCTAATATTTCTTTACTAAATCTAGCAGATTGTAGTTTACTGATTTTGTCTTGCGTGGTTTTCTCTGCTTGAAATTTCTTTTCTGCACTCATGGCAGCTATAGCATCTAGTTTAGAAGAAGCATCTATTTGATCTGTAACTTGCTTGGATACCCTATCATGTGCTTCTTCTGCCATACGTTTAGCATTTTCTCTAAACATACCTATAGCCGGTATAGCTTGTTTTAATAGTATACTAGCTATTCCTATTAATGCTGTAGTTAATGCAGTAGGACTTTGAGCTAATGCTGAAATTATAGGAGTAAGAGCTTTATTAACTAATTCTAAGCCTGCCTGTGCTACGTTTTGTATACCTGCTAGTAGTTGTGAATATGGATTAGAAGTCAGAGCAATAGAACTAAATTTCTTTTCACCTTCTTCTAGAACAGCATTAGCAAATGCTTGACGTTTTTCAAAATCTGTTAAACTACTAGCCGACTTACCTATAGTTCTAGCATAAGCTTCTTGTGCAGGTATTACACGTGTCATAATACCTAATTCATCTAGTAATTCTGGTTGGATTTTAACAATACCTTTTGTTAAACGATCCATAGAATCACTCATATCTCGACCAAGAGCAATAGAAGCTTTCTTAGCAACATCAGTCATTCTTAAAATAGCAGAGTTAGTCATACCACCAGCACT